GCGGTCGAGACAAGTTTGATTACCAATGAACCATTCTTGGTTCCGTTGGGTTGGCGTCTCAAACGTGGGACACGGCTTCCCTGTGTTCTTCATCGGCTCTTCACTGAGCTCTTTGATGGCACGGGTCTACCAAAGTGGACGCTTGAACGGCGTCCACCTCTGGAGTCTAAGGTCGTAGAAGCTGTCTATTTTATTAGACAGTTTTGTATGGCCTATTCCAAGGTAGATAAGCCTTGTGATGCGACTATCCGTAAGAAAGCTTTAGAAACTTTCGAAGGACGGGTCACGCACAAGCCGAATCTTAATGGATTCGGAGATGTACTTAATGAGGCACGAATGCTTATTAAGTCCATTCTCGAAGCCGACTGCGACCATGCGACGCGTCTCCGAGACTTTGCAAAAAGTCCCTGGGGACGTCATGGACCTGGAGCAGTAGCTGGGAAGGAAGTGGGGCCAGCCAAATGGGAATTTATCAAATTCCCCGGTCTTCCAGATGAGCTGTTTCACTCATTTGGGGAAGCGTTCCTAGACACGAAAGTGTCGACGGAACGTCCGAGTGCTCGAGTTGTAGATGTCCCCAAGGACTTTCGTGGTCCTAGGATAATCTGCATAGAGCCTAAAGAGTTCCAATTTGCCCAACAGGGCATAATGGAAGTTCTATACAGGCTCTTGCAAAAGCACTATTTGACTCGAGGGTCCATCTCGTTTGAGTCCACATCTGAGAGTCAACAATTGTGCTACGATTATTCGTATGCCACAATTGATCTCAAGGATGCGAGTGACACGGTGTCACTGGCTCTTGCTAGAGCCGTACTGCCGAGATGGTTCTTCGCTCTAGTTACTCGCTATCGTAGCGATCGCGTTCAAGTTAACGGAAAAACCGTTAAGACTGAATGCTTAGCCACGATGGGCAATGCCACGTGCTTTCCCCTGGAAACTCTGATCTTTTGGGCGATAGCCCATAGTATCATGGTTGTTCAGAGAGAGCTTATGCCTTATCGGTGTCGACCGTATCTCAACATGCACTGCAGAGTGTATGGTGATGATATTATCGTTCCGTTATGGGCTTGTGACGCTGTCCGCGAAGGACTAGAGGGGCTTGGCCTTATCGTTAATGCATCCAAAACTTGCAGTGATTCACTAGTTCGTGAATCCTGCGGAGAGTGGGTGTTTAACGGTAAGAAGATCGAAATCGTGAGATTTCGATCAGCCACCATCAAAGATCACCGTACATGGATCCAGTGGCATGATTACGCGAGTAAATTACGTAATTGTGCGCTGAGAACCACGCTGATTGATGAACTTTGGCGATTCCTTCCTCCATCATCGATTCGTCGACGGTGGAATAGGGACCTTCAGAGAACAGAGGTCAGGATACCCACCATTGTCACGGTGGGACCATCTACGGAGCTCTCCGGTCAAACCGGGCTTTACGCCTGGCAAGTCCGGAACGATCTGACACCCTTCCTCAAG